TCTATCAATACTAGATCGTTTTATGGTAAAATACTGTGGAGTCTCTGGTTGTAAAAATGCGTCAATTTGAGCTCCTGCTCCGTTGCCCCCGGATACAGTTACAGGATTTTTTGGCAAAGCAGTATAGTTACCTCTGTCCTTGATAGTGATTTTACGAATAGGTCCAGAAGTAGGGGCAGAAATCACAATCTTTGGAGCGGCGATGTAGCCATCGCCTCCGGTAGTGATCGAAATTCCAGTTACAACTCCGTTGGTTATGACAGCAGTGGCAAAAGCATTATTAAAACCGGCTGGGGCAGAATCAATGGTAATTGTGGGAGCAGTAAGATAACCTGAACCTGTGTTAGTAATTGTAATTGCTGTGACTACACCTGTAATTGGGTTTATTGTTGCAGTAGCAGTTGCAGTATCTAATATAATTTCTTCAACTATTGCTGTAGCTTTGGCTGTGCCTGTTCCACCTAATATTGTTAGTCTATCTTCAATTTGATATCCTTTGCCGCCATCAATCACAGTAGATGCATTGATTGATTCTATACTGACCAGTTCGTTTTTATCAATCAGCTGAATGGCCGTGCCAACACCTTCCACATAGAATTTCTTGTTTTGATATTTGCTTGGTGCAGTTGAGTCAAAAGAAATAAGTAAACCGTTGGTAAAAATTACACCATTGGGACTTGTATAATTAGTTTTGCCTAGTATTTCTGTGTCTGGATCCACGAACTCTGAATTAGGTTCAACCAAACGTATAGTGCCTACCGCATCTGCATCATCACCGCACTGATAGTAAAGAGTGTCTTGAGGTGCAGTAATTACAGGCACTTGATAATATGTGCCTAATCTGTTGTAAAATTCTCTACCAGCATTTGTTGCACCACCTCGTACTCGTATCTTATGCTCGTTGGGCACTGAAATTTTTGGTACTAAAATAACTCTTTGTACACCATTGATGTCCGGTGCCAATCTAATATTAAAAACATCAGTTCTTTGATCAAAAGGTATTAAGTTTGTTTGATCAAAATATGCGATTCCGTCCTGTGTGCGCGATGTATCAACCCAGAAAGTATCTGCTATATATTCAATATTGGTAAACACAATACTGCTGTTTTCAAGATAGCTCACTGGACCGTCAATACCACCAAAATTAGTGATAAGCTCTTCCAAAGAAGCACCTGAAATTTGATGGAATCCCAAAGAGGTTGCATAGCTTACCTCTTCTACTATGGGCATGGTAGTCCACTTGTTTTGAGCTGATTTTGATGGCACTTTGAACACAACTGTGCCAACATCAGTACCATTATTTGTTAGACCCAGTATTTCTCTTGTGGATAAATTTGCTAGGTCAGGATCCTGACCTGTTGATCCTGGTTTGGTTTGAATAAAGAAATTGATACCGGGCTCGTTTATTGCAAAATTATATGTTCCACCTCTCACTAGAGTCACATCAGGATTAGGAATGTCTCCGTATCTAGTAAATGAATAGCTGTTTGTTGTTGCATCATATTCAACATCATACGTAAAAAATAACGGGACATTTTCTGCCGAAACTACTACTGCGTCGGGTCCGTTTGATAACCAATAGTATTGACTGAAGTTTACAAACTTGTCCAGGTCAATCTTGGGATCGTATGTATAAAATTCATTGTCAAACAATCTACTGTGCTTGTCAGTGATGCCACCATGATATCTCAACTTGTTTAGAATATCTGTATAAGTGGTAGCGAAATCAATGTTGTTACTAATAGGATTTTTAATTATAAGCGAAGGCTCAAGTTGATAATTTTGTCTGTCGGTAGTTTGCTCAGGAATATAACTGTCTTTATTTTTATAAGACGGAGATAATTTTCTGCCAATATAGCCATTTATCTTTTGCAAAGCTGGTTCACTAATCAGCTGATCCAGTGTGGCATTCAAAAACTTTTTGTTTGTGTCAGTTTGAAATATATCTGGTAAAAATTGGTGTGTCTTACGAACGGCCATTGTCGATCCTATGTTCTATTAATTTGTCCTGCTGTGATAGCAGAAATAATTTGTACGTTATCTACTGTAGCTGCACTTATTAAAATTTCATTTGGTTCTGCATTTATTTGATACAAGGAGCCAAAATTGTTGGTTGATGCAGACGGCACGATAATAATACTACTCACATTAGGGCTTAATGCAGTATGTAGATATGCACTTAATTCACTAAAATAAAATGTTTCGCCAAAATCCCAATTGGCAATATCAAAATAAGAATTTATTGCAGCAACAACTTGACTTTTTACATCGTTGTCGCTTACATTTACCAATGGATTTTTTACAACCTTGAATGAAGCTCTTAAAGTTTCTGCTGCTTTATTACCAAACAATGGCTTAAATGATGCCGCATTATAAATGATGCTATCACTTATGGTTTTTAAATTTTCAATACTGCCAAATTCAATTCGCAAACTTTCACTAGTAGGAGCCACTGGTTCTGCTACTCTATTACTGGTGTCTGTAATGTAAGAATAGTATTGGTCGCTGTACTCTCTTGTTAAAATATAAAAATCAATAAGATTATTCGGACTAGGATCAATCCTTCTGTTGTTTGGAGAATTATGCGTATATTGAAACATGAGATTTTGTCTACCAACTCGTGCTATATAATTGGTAACATTTTCAAGACTTGATCCCAATGACCTATAGAATTTTGGTCCAGCTACAGGCAATAGTTCTGTATCGGCATAAGCATAAAATATGGTACCAATTGGATACAAAGATATGTTTGTTAAAATTTCACTACGTGTAGCCAATGCTGATACTATAAACCCGGGTTCAACTGGATCATATTTGGAAAAATTGTATTGATCAAGTGCTTGAACAAAAAATACAAATTTATTTTCAGGATTTACAGTCGGAGCCACTAGCTCATCAAACAGTTCTGGATCGTCGGGTACGCCGTCTAAGTTATCATCTGGAAAAGTGACTAGAATTTTTCTATTGTCTTCGAATCCATCAACCTCTATCACTTTGTCAACCACGCGATAAGTTTGACTATAATAGAGAGCACTGCTTGAATCAGGCAATGTGTTTGTTCTTAATACTTTGATAGCATCTAATCTAGTAGTAGCTGTCCTACTGTCATACACTTTACTGTCAGGATCAAAATAAAATCTTGTTTCTCTTGCACTCTGAAAATAGTAGTCAATACCACGTGATAAAACTGTGTACTCTTGATTGGCAAAAGAAAATTTTAAAAACCAGCTGTTATCTTGCGCGGTTCCACTGGTGCTACCTGCATTTGCCAAACTAAAATTACCGGTACCAATATTGGCTTCATCTACTATTGTCCACTGAGTATTGACAATATCATACCTTAGTGCAAAGTTTTTATAGCTGAGAACATTGTTTACTATTTCTGTAATTAAAGTTGTCGACCATGAATTAGCAAACACTGGTATAACCTGTGAAATTTGTGCTCCTGTAGGCACAACAACACTGAGAGTAGCATTGCCTATGCCCGGAGTAGGATATGAGATAATACTTGCCCAAAGATGGCTGCGCTGATATTCGGTTTCAATTGAGCCGGTTTGTAACTGATTTTGAGCATCAAAAAATTTACCGCTAGGCGCTGTAAACTTAACCAAAGCTCCTTGTCTTAGATAGATATAACTGCTCGCGTCAAAAGTTCCAACACTTCGGCCGCCACTAAATGAAGACTGTGCCCAAGTGCCGGTAGGCGTATATCTCGTGGCAGTTTTATAATACAAATGTCGCGAATAGACATTGGATATAAGAGGTTGTACAATATTTTGAATAATATTATTTGCTTCGCTACTGCTTGTAAATTGAAATGTTTCTGTATATAATCTATCTTCAGAATAAATTATACCATCTTGTGCAAATATATTTGTACTGCTATACTTTCCGGTGGCATCAACTACATCTAAATATCTGCTGATTCCTGAACTGGAACGATTTACTGCCTTTACCTTTAAAATGTTACTGAAGCTTGTAAAAGGCAAAATGTTGTAATCTTCTCCTGTTACCATACGATTTTGAGTATAGTACTGTTGCGGAGCTCTTGTTCTAATATCATCCAGCGTTTCTCGAGAACTAGCGTTGGTTATTGTGTATTGCAAACTGGCTCTGATTGTCAGATTTTCTGCACGCCCAGTACGTCCTCTATATGGTAAAGATATAGTGACTGCACTCATTTCTTCAGGAGTAATTTTATATGTCAAATTGTTAGAAACTCGGTAGTAAATTCTAAAATTTCCAATTGGTATATTGGTAAACGATCCGTCGCCAAAAATTAAATCAATTTGATCATTGGCTCTTGAACTCACACTGTAGAGATTACGTTCATCGGTATTGTTGTAGATAACATTTATACCGTTTACTGCTGGTACCTGTGTCCAAAGGGTAGAAGGTGTGCCAGCAGCATTAAGTTGAAATAACCAAATATCTGTATTGTTTATGTTATCAAAATTCACATTGACAACTCGATTTGGCAAACTATCTGTAATCGAAAAATCCAAGTTTTTTAATTCGCCTTGTTTGAAATAGAAAAAATAACCGGTATTGTTTGACCCATTACCTTGATTATCATTTCTGTAAAGAAAATTAAACAAGCCAGCAGGCTTTGGCTCTTTTTCGTAAATGTAAACTTGATTGGCAGAAGTTGGGCTTACAATTTCAAAATTATTTTTAATGCCTGCTATACTAGCGGTAAACGGCTGTACAGGCACAATTCCGCTTATTAAATCTATTGTGTATTCGTCTGTCTTGATACCACCCAGTGTTTTTGTGGCACCAGGTTTGCCTATCACTTGTGTGCTCACTAAAGAAGCATTTAGTACTGTAGTAAACTGTTCTAGCCAATTTTCATTTGTGCTATCGTTCCAGTTTATAAGAACATTGCTGAGATTGTTACCGGCACTATCGAATATAATTTCTGTTGTAAGAATATTCTGAAACTTTAGAAACCCAGAAGCAGGTGTACTGCGTTTAGGATTGTAGCTGATCAGTTTAGCAAGTTTTAAAATGCTATCGCGACGTTCTGCGGTATCTAGGAAATTTTCTCTTGCGTTAAGATCTGCACGAAAAGCTAGACTTTGTCCCAAGAATGCAATAAGATCAATGAGAGCAATGTATTCTGAACTTTCAGTAAAATCATTAAAATCTTCCGGGTAGTAAGTCCGCAAGTATTCGATCATTGATTTTCGCAAAGTTTCGAAGTCAAAACTTTGAAAATCTGCTTCTCTGAATGTTTGATAAATTTTAGTCCAATCTTGTTGGGCTAATAAACTTGTTTGTCTGGTAGTAATTGCCATAGTTTAACCTATATTCAATATTTATGGCAATTAAAAAGTGCAGTTTTTATGATACTGCTAGATTATTTGAGCTGCTATTGAATTCTAATGTTAAACGATCTGAATAATTTTCTGGTAGAAATGTGACATCAATCTGTATCTGTAGACCAGCATCTAGCTCGTTTATAAGTACTTCATCCACACGTAGTCTAGGATCGTAATTGACAATTTTTTTTACATCTTCAATAATGGTGGCCTTGACATCGGCTGTTAGTGGTTCATATAGCATGTTCCATATTATGCTGCCAAAGTCAGGATTCATGAGCTTTTGCCCTTTTTTGATACTGAAATGATTGATCAGATCCCGTTTGATTAGTTCAGCATCAACTAATCTAAATTTCTTAGTTTGATCGATTGTGCTGAATCCTCTGTATCTTATAACCATAACTATATTTACTCCTCAAATAATTTATAACCTGCATCATAATATGACTGTACCGAATTTCCAGCTGCTGTGACAATATCTCTGGTTATTCTCCATTGTGCCGCAGCTATGGCTGGTTCGGGTGAGTCACGAAATTCATGGTAAACACATATCATTGCTGTTTGTGTTTGTAAATCGTCATTGTCAAGTATGGCCGAAAACCATGCCAGCTTGTGAATTGCCTGATCAACATCTATAGCACATCCTATAAATTCAATGATTTTTTGTTTCTGGTTATCTGTAAACATTTATGCGCTTTCGGCTGGTTTTTCTACATCAGCAGCCAAATTTTGTACGGCATAGCGTCCAGCATTATAAAATAAAGACACTGGTCGACCTTTGCTGTCTTTGACCTTGCCTTCTTGGCGCCATTCTTTCACTTTGCCTGCTGGAATAGAATTAGTAAAGTCATCTCCTGCTGCTTTGAGCTTACTGACATCAACTTTTGCTGCGGCGGCTTTTGTTTGTTGAGCTGCCCC